CTGTGTTGTTCAACAGCATTGGCAAGACACTAGGCGTCAAAGTCAATGTCAACAGCGGAGTTCATGACCGCGCCACTAACGAACTAGTCACTAACGATCCTGCCAAGATGGCTCACTTGTTGATTGGTCCCACCGGCACTGTAGGCGACCTAGCCGGAGTAGAAAGTACCATTGCAGCACTACGCAACGATCCGCAACGTGACGCCAAACTGCATGACTTTGCCAACTATTTGAAGACTTCGGGACGTGAAATGCCCACACTGGAAGCTAGCGCACATCCCAACAGTTGGTTCCGTTACATCAACCAAAGGCTAAAATAATGCTGCTTGAATTTGTACAATACTTGACTGAGGCAGCACGTACTCCGCACCCTGAAGATTTCATCTTTAGCGGCAGCGAAAGTGCCATGGATGCCATCAACGGTATTGTGAGTGCCATTGACCGCCCGCAAACAGTCACCATCAAGTGGGACGGAAGCCCTGCCATAGTGTTTGGACGTAGAACAAGTGATGGTAAGTTTACCATGAACTATAAAGAGTATATTGGCGTGCCCGGCGGCCAAGTTACTACGGCGCAAGAACTGTTGGATTTTTACGTCAAAAACGGCAAAAACATAGAGGTAGCACGTAAATTGGCCTCGGCTTTTAACGCTGTAGGGTCAATTTGTCCCGCAACGTTCCGTGGCTTTGTACAAGGCGATTTGATGTGGACTGAACCCTTACAGCCCGTTGCAGGCAAGTTTGTGTTCAAGCCCAACCCACACGGAGTTACTTATAAAGTGCCAGTTGATAGCGAAGTAGGCAAACGGATTGCAGGACGACAAGTGGGCATTGCGGTACACAGTATGGGCACAGATGTAGAGAACAACAAAGAAACTCCCTTAGTGGGACGCCACAGCATGAACGGACTTGAGGGCTTGGCCGACAGCACACAGTGGTGTACAGTATTCACCGGCAACATGGGCATCGCCTTCAAGATGAAGCGCCCTGTCAAAGTTGAAAACGCAGCCCGTGCAGCAGTTAAAAAGTTTGCAGTACTGGGCGGTGATGACTTTCTTGGCAGTATTACAGGAAGCAGCAAGGCCACACTACAGACCTACTACAATCGCAAGGTGACAGGGCAAGCAGTTGGACCCGAATGGCTGGAAAGCAAACTGAGCCGCCCACAGTATGCCGTGATTGCCAGTGACGAAAATAAACCTGTAATTCAAGCACTAGATGCTGTGTACAGTGCAATAACCACGCTGAAAATGGCGGTTCTAGAACAACTAGAGCCACAAGTTGGCAGCATAGAGCAGTATGTTGGAGACACGCCCAAAGGCGAGGGATTTAACATTGATACTCCCAGCGGCTTTATCAAGTTGGTAAACCGTGGAGTATTTTCGGCGGCAAACTTCGCAGGAAGAGCCTAGTATTTTAGCGCAAGAGCTAAATAAAAATATGCAGCCTAATGGCTCATTTAAATAAAAGGAAAATAAAATGGCAGTATTTACACGTATTAATGGCGACGCAGCAGGCGTTGTACAAGTTGACGCAGGTCGTGCGTTTGCTAATGCTTCGATTATCAACACAGGTATCGCAGCTCCTCTAACAGCTTATAAAGTAACTATCGTTCCTGGTGCTGGTGGCGGTGGTGCTGGTAACTTGGCAGCTGAATTGACAACTGGTGGTGCAGTTGAAACTATCTTGCGTATCGTTTCTGGTAACGCAACTGTTTTGGCTTACCAAACAGACGCAGCTGGTGCTAACAGCCAATTGAGCGTTGTTGTAGAACGTAGCGGCTGGTCAAGCGACACAGTATTGCAAAGCGCACTACGCCAAACTACAGCTGGTGACGGCGCTGGTAACATCGGTGCTTTGGCTAACTGCTGGGTTGGTGCAGCAACAGTATCGTCAACAGGCGGTATCAAACTAGCTTAATAGTTTTTATAACTATAACAAAAACCCACTTCGGTGGGTTTTTTGTTGACTAAATATTCACATGCAGAGCAACGTAGAATATTATCGTTTGTACACCTTGGTTGACATTACCAACACCGGTGTGACTCGCGGGCCCGACACCCCCGAACGTGAACAGCAACGCAACTTTGATACTGTTCTGCAAGCCATTGGACTTATTACCCAGCCGCAACAGGTGGCACCTCCTGTGGCCACATCAGCACACATGGAATGGCTAGAGTTTGGAGAATTCTTCCAAGGTGAGCAGCGTGTATGGGTTTGGCAGTTTGCCACCGAACACAGCGACATATTCACCATTGGCACCAATCCTGTGGGACGCTTGGCCGAAGCATTTGATCAAGTGCCTGTCATCTGCGGCTTGGATGAAACAGCACGTTTTATGTTGCCTATCTTTTATCCCTACGGTGCTATAAAGAACATATACTTTAAAAAAGGCTATTGGGACATAAATAACGTATAAGATGCTACTGGCACCTACTCTGGCTCACTTTATGGCTCATCCTTACGGCAACAACTAAAACAGCATCGACACCTTTGAAAGTATTTAGACAGTGATGAAGCCAACCGAAATAGAGAAGCAGAACCTTGAGGCGCACGTAGAAATCTGTGCAGTGAGGTATGCCAACTTGGAAACAAAATTAGACAATTTAGAACATCGCATGGACAAAGTCGAGTTGCATCTCATCGACATCAAAGACCGCTTGATTGCTAATTTACAACCGCAGCAACCACAGCAACCACAGCAACCTAAAGCGGATGCCCCTAAAGAGAGTGCTGATCCCTACAAAACCATGATTGCCATTGGCACCACAATTATCGGCGTATTAATTACAGGCATAATCACACTATTGGTCAAACTTTCCTAACATGCGTATCGTAGAACTATTAAATAACTTGACACTGCCAATAACCAATGAAGAAGCTGAAATATTGGACATGTTCAATGAGACCAAAGAACTACACAAGTCAAAGCTAGATCCCAGACATCAAATCATAGCAAATCAACTGGTCAACAAAGACGTACTATACAGAATCAATGAAAACGGTCGCATCATTTACAAAAAACGAATCCGCGGATCTAACAGAAGTTAAAGCCATCATCAAGGCCACGGCTCTCTACCTGAGCCAATGGACAGAACAACAGGTACATCAACTCAGCGTAGGACAAAAAACGCCCTATATATGGCCCTTGGGAGACTTGGGTTATGTGGTAGGGCGTTATCGCATCTTGAATGATCACGGAATTTGGCAACTACGCAACAGCGACAACCAGTTGATACAGAACTTCACAGACAAGCTGAGTGCGGTGTTTTACACCTTGTGCTATCAAAGTCAACGCTACACCGTAGCCGACAGCATAGCCCTGGCAGATGCCTCAGTGCTACGGTTAAGAAGCAACATACAGCACTACGAGGCCAGTGTGAAACGTGCCAAAACTGCCAAGCAATATGATAAAGCAGACATATGGACAGCACGATTATTTGATGCTCGATTACAGCTGAGGGACGCCAATAATCAATTGCAGAAATCTTTGTCACACGCTAAATATATAAAATATTGGGAATAACAACCATGCGTTTATCAGAAATGAGCAATCAGCCTAGAGCTAACCGAATTAACCAAGTGGTGGAAAGCCGCTTTGGTTTCAAAATTGACTATGCAAACATGACGTTTAAAAAAGCCTACAACATTGTTCAAGGCTTGAATGAAACGTTGGACCGTGCAAAACGTACACACGGTGTACACACAGCAGAACAAAATCCACAGTACATGGAAATGTTCATGGTGCGTGAAAGCCTAAATCGTTGGATGGTTGAAAACCGTCAACAGTTGATCACTGAAAGTGAAATGGCCAAGGCCGAAGCTACACTAGCAGCCAAAGACATGGTTGATAGTATTCAAGACATGTTGGAAAAGATCGGCAAAATGCAAAACGAGCAGTTGCCAGCACTGTTAGACACAATCCGTGACCAAATTGGTGACCAACAAGCCGAAGCATTCAAAGGCACAGTGACTCCATTGTTGCAACAACTATGGCAACAACTGAGCGATGGACGTACCAGCGCAGACACAGCAGCACGCCAACTAACTGGCGAGTCAACTCCTGACATGAACATGGGTGGCATGGGCGGAGCTCCTGCTCCTGACGCTGGCATGGGCGGCGACATGGGTGCTCCTGCTCCTGAAGCAGGCGACGAGTTTGCAGCAACTGGCGCAGCAGCCGGTGGTACAGAAGAACTAGGCCGTGAACGCCGTGGCATGGCAGAAGCCAAGAAAGCCAAACCAGACTATATCGATCTTGACAAAGACGGTAACAAAAAAGAAACAATGAAAAAAGCGGCCCGGGACGCCAAGGCTAAAAAATGAGATATAAAGAGTTTGCCCTCTTTGAAGACGATCTCGACATGGGCGACGATATCAGCGCACATATCGAAGACGATGCTGATCATGAAGCTGATGCAGCCTTGATCGACACACTACGTGAAATTCAGTTCAGCGCTGGCGACAAGAAGATTCCCAAAATCGCAGTCACAGCTCTGATGAATTTGGTCAAGAACAAACCCGGCGGCGAAGCATTTGATTTGAATGCTTTGGAAAAAGCCAAAAGCAACAATGACACTGTGAAGGAAATGATCAAAAGCATTGATGACAACGAAGAAGGTGTCAAATATGTGTTTATCAATCCTCCAGAACCAATTGAAGGTCCCGAAGCTGATGTAGGCGGACCTGGTGGTGCCGGCGGCGGTGCTCCTACTGCACCCGAAAAAACAGTCAGCGCAATGGCAAACCGAGCTCTAAGTTCACGCTCATAATCACTAGACTTTTTGACACAAACCCCTTATAATAAATATCTTATATAAGGGGTTTTTCTATGAAAAAGATTTTAGCATTACTTTTGGTTACAGTGAGTTTTGGTGCCACAGCACAGTATCATCACCACGGACATTGGGAGCGTGGCGGCGGCGGTTGGAACTGGGTAGCACCTGTCATAATTGGCGGAGCAATTGGTTACGAAATTGCCCAACCTCGTCCGCCAGTTGTAGTAACACAACAGCCTCCTGTTGTTATCCAACAACCACAGGTGGTACAAACACAAAACTGTAGTCCCTGGACACAGATCCAAAATCCCGATGGCACAGTGACAGTAACACGGACTTGCACACAATGATCACCTTAACTGAATCCGCCGTGGCAAAAATTGCCGATATCCTACTTGAAGAAAACAATCCTCAAGTCAAACTACGCACATTCGTGCAAGGTGGAGGCTGTAGCGGATTTAGTTATGGCTTCACACTAGACGAAGAACAAAACGAAGATGACTTTGTTATCGACCGCAACGGTGTTGTTGTACTAATTGACAGCATGAGTATGCAGTACCTGCAAGGTGCTGTCATTGACTACAAAGAAGAACTCATGGGCAGCAGCTTCACCATCAACAATCCCAACGCACAAACCACTTGCGGTTGTGGATCAAGTTTTTCAGTCTAAGGAGTCAGTATGAAACTACGTAAACTTCGCAAGAAACTCTACAAGGCAATCTTTAGACACGACCTAGCCAAAGAACAAAAGGTCTGGGTCAAGATACTTAAAAAATCAATCAAACACAAACACACCGAAGACGTTCAATAATTATGTCATATTCAAAACAAGTATTAGATCACTACGAAAATCCTCGCAACGTTGGTACATTTGATAAGGATGATCCAAACGTTGGAACTGGACTCACCGGGGCACCAGCA